GAGGATTACTCCTTACGAGAAAGCCGAATATGGCGATGACTCGAGGAAACTGAAGAAGTACCTCACGGAGGGAGATTCGGAGGCATATGGGAAGCAGCTGCGGATGATGATTGACAAGTATGACCTGTCTTCCCAGCAAATCCAATCCATCCGGCGGAACTCCCGGATCGACCCAGAGATCAAGATGTTCCGCACCCTCGCGCCGAAGCAGCAGGAGAAAATCCTTCGCAACATGCCAGAGGAAGAACGGGCGCGGTTCTTTCGCTACGCCCATCCCGAGGTCCGCCGGCTATATGCTCAGGGAGCCGAATGAACGTCCTCATAATCGACAGTACGGCTTCATCCCTCTTCTTCGCCCTGCGGGTGATGGAGTTTGGTCACGAGGTTAGGCTGTGGATGCCGAAGAGCCAATCCGGCAATCCATCTCCTATAGGGGATGGAATGGTGGATAAGGTGGAGGATTGGAAGAAGTGGATGAATTGGGCAGATCTTACGGTTGTCGTTGACAACGCTCACTATATGGGCGAGCTCGATCCTTACTTCAAAATGGATTACCCCATCTTCGGCTGTAATAAGGAAGCCGCCGAGCTCGAACTGGATCGACAAGTCGGCCAGGAAATCCTCGAGAGGTATGGGATCGACACGCTGCCTTATGAAGTATTCAGCAATTACGATAAGGCGATCGAGTATGTCAAGCGGACGAATGGAGTCTACGTGTCGAAACCCTGGGGAGGGGCCGCCGACAAGGGTCTCTCTTATGTCTCCAAATCTCCCGCTGATATGATATTCAAGCTGGAGAAATGGAAAGAATCGAAAAAGATGAAAGGGGAATTCATGCTTCAAGAATTCCTTAAGGGGACGGAGATGGCAGTCGGCGGGTGGTTCGGCCCCCATGGGTGGAATAAGTGGGTTTGTGAGAATTGGGAAGAGAAGCCATTTATGAATGGGGGACTCGGCGGGAATACCGGCGAGCAAGGAACAATCCTGCGGTATGTCCGCCAGTCGAAGCTCTTCGACGAGATGCTCGAACCCGTGACGGATTACCTCCACAGTGTTGACTACGTAGGTTACTGTGACATCAATACGATAATTGATGAAGAGGGGAAACCTTGGCCTCTTGAATTCACGATGAGGTTTGGCAATCCGACCTTCGCGATCCAATCCTCCCTCCATCTCAACGATCCGGTGAAGTGGATGCTCGACTTGCTCAACGGCCGGGACTCGCTTAATGTGAGTAAGGATATCGCGGTGGGCGTGGTGCTGACCCATGGGGATTACCCACATAGCAAATTGACCAAAGGTGAGGTCGACGGGTTCCCCCTCTATGGCATCACCAACGCAAACGCGGATAGCTTGCACTTTTTCGAGGTCCGAGACGGCGCCGCGCCGACGATGCTTCGCGGCCGCGTAGAGACAGTCAACATGCCCGTTACGGCGGGGGATTATATTCTGGTCGCCACAGGACACGGGGACACCGTGAGAACGGCCCAACGGGCGGCGTATGCGGTAGTATGGGGCATTGAATTGCCATCTAACCGGATGTTCCGCACCGATCTTGGCGAGCGTCTAAGAAAAGAATTACCCAAACTGCAGGAGCATGGCTTCGCCAAGGGGATGACCTACTAATGGGCACGACACCTCCCAAGGGCCCCGCCGACCATCTCGTCCTTGGCGATTGGAACGCGACTTGCTATATATGCGGGCGGAAGTTCAAGGCGTCCCAGCTCCGCAAGCACTGGCGGGGGTATTGGGTTTGCGAGGTGGATTGGGAACCCCGCCACCCACAGGACTTCGTTCGAGCTGTCCCCGATGTCCAGACAGTCCCCTGGGCGCAAGACCCGGCGGATGTCCTCCTCCCGCAATGTACTCTCCTCGGTCAGTGCGATATCTCTGATTACGCCGTCTCGGACTGCGCGGTGTCCGAGCTTGTTATCCCGTCTGCAATCCCTTAAGGTGACCCATGGCTGACACTACCTTCATTTCAAAAGTAACCGTCATCGCGAATGCTTGGCTACAGGCGGTGAATGATTGGCTCTATAAGAGGATTGATCCCAACTACGCTGTCACAACAGGCACCTCCACAGCCTATGTTCTCACCCTTCCGGTGGGATCGCTCCTCAGTTCCCTCGCTGAAGGTGCACAATTCATTTTCCGCGCGCATACATCTAACGGTGCTGCAGCCACATTATCCATTGTAGGCGCAGCTACCATTGGTCCTTTTCCCCTTCAATCAAACGGCGAAGCGCTCCGGTATGGAAGCCTCTCCACAAACAGCGCCGTAACAGTTGTCTACTATAACTCTACTTTCCAAGTTGTTTCCCTTCCTGTGATTTATGACGGATTTCCCGTTATTCGCTGGTTGCCTGCTGGCTATGTTACCGATGGTTCTGTAGACTATACCACCCAAATGCAAGCTGCTATTGATGCGGTAGAAGCAGCTGGTGGAGGTATTCTAACATTTCCCCCAGGAACCTTTAAAGGAAATTGTACTATAAAAGGTAAGGTTATTATTCGTGGAGCTGGTATGCACTCCACGAAATTTATTCCTGCCACTAATGATGCTGTATTCAAAACTCCTCTAACCACAATTACTCAATTTATTGGTTGGGAAGATTGCTGGATTTATGGGGATAGTGCACTAGCAAACCAAGATGGTATTTTACTCAAGGCTACTACCGCCGCTACTTATATAAATCTTGTTACTCTTCGTAGAGTTTGTATTCAGAATAGTGGCAGAGATGGGCTGTCTTGTTACGGAACCTCGACAGCGGGTCCGTTTGTTCAACAGTTGCTTATAGATCAATGCCTTTTTGCCGATAATGTAAGGTACGAAAAGTACATTGATGGTTATATATTTGAAGTAGTTTCAATTGATACTTTCTATACCAGAGGTATTGCAGGTCCCTCTGGTAATTACGAAACTATTAAAGCAGTTTTTAATTCAGGCTCGATTCGCCGGCTTCTCTATTTGGGCGGTGGAATTAATAACCTAAAGAATGCTAATCTCGGTAATGCTACTGCTGCGGTATATGCAGAACACGCACACCAATTAACATTTCTTGGTGTAGACTTAGAATCTGCATTATATTTTATTTATATTACTGGTAATTTAACCCGTAATTTAACTGTTACTGGCTGTAGTTTTGGTACAACCTTTGCAGTCACCGCTGGTATTTTGGTAGAGGATTGTGATGGATTGACAATTCGCAATAATAATTTTGCAGTAAACGGTGCTGTCACTGTAACTGACTGGATTAGTACTGGCACTGCCGCAACAAATAGAGTTACAAATGTAGATATTGGAGATAATAATTACTCTTTTGCCGGCGGCGCGACTTTGTCTGGAAAAATTACAAATATAGCCACTAATGTAACAATCGCATCTGGTTATATCCGCAGATATAGAGACCAGCTTATGGTGGAGACAGAAGCTGCTGCGGCCACAGATGATTTGGATTACATCTACGATTATGATGACACAGGAACAACTCAGAAGTTCGAGGAAGGCGCTCTTATAACAATTACCCCAATTAACCAGGATCATACTGTTGTAGTTAAACATGGAACGGGGAATCTTTACACTGTCGACGGCAACGATGTACCACTCTTGCATGTCTATGAATCAATCACCTTCAAGTGGAATTCATATACCTCGAAGTGGGTAGAACTAACCCGCTCGGTAGGACCGGAGGCGGATAGTGTAGCCTCGGCAGCTTCGATTACTATTTCCTGCCCGGCCCCGGTTACCTACTGTGCAATATCGGGTACTGCTACAATCGATACTATCACTGCTGTTGCTGTGGGGAAGATGCTTGTCCTCAAGTTTAACTCCACCGCGGCATTGAGCGATGGGGTTGGTAACTTGCGGTTGAGTGCTGCCTTTACGGGGTCTGCCGATGATACTGTGACGCTTGTCTGTGACGGGACGAATTGGCTGGAGTGTGCGCGTAGTGTAAACTGAAAAAGAGGGTAACTACTATGGGCTCGATAGTTTCGGCGATCGTGAGCTTCCTCGGCGGCGGGGTGGCGAATAAGGTAGCAGGCGGGGTGGTCAACGCCGGGGCGGCGGTGGCGCTTGTTGCGGCAATCACCCCGGCGGTCCTGTGGGTGATGAAGAACAAGGATGATGTGTTTGTCACCTTGACCTACGGGGAGACCATCCTCATCGCGGGGCTGGTCTTCGCGTTTATCAAGATGGCTCATTACGTCCAAGCCCCGAAGGGGGAATGAGGAATATCCAAAGGTCCTTTCGGTCGGGAGGCTGCCCGGCGAGGACCCTCATCCCCTCAGGACGACAGTTCTCACACACATGGCTGTAAACGTGCGGGCTGTCTTCCCGAGGGGGGAGAAGGGATAACTCGGCGGTGCATAAGGGGCAATGGATTGTTGGGGACACGTTATGATCCGGTAATCGGGGATAATCAATTCCCGCCCAGCTCCTTATAAAGCTTCATCACACTCGCTGGATATGGATTGCTCGTTATACCTGGGTGGCCTTGGTTGTAGATCAGTAGGGCGGTGTGGGGGGAATGGCGGGTTAGCTCAGACGCCAGGATGCTCGCCCCGATGGAGATGTTGGAGTAATCGGTAAGAAGTTCCTCCGGGGAATGGCCATAGAGGGAGGCCGTTCCGGGTTTAATCTGCATCATTCCTATTTCCTGTGCCCCTCCCCTTGCGGATTGCTTGAAGCAACTCTCCTTCGCCGCCACCGCCGCGAGGAGTTCCTCCCTCACCCCCACCTTATCCGCGATGTCGACGAACATCTTCGCAAGGTCGTAGGCACGTTGGGGAGTTAGGTTGCATCGCCGCCCTGTTGTTTTGAGAAGGTTTCCCGCTAGAAGGAGGATGCGAGACTTGGTTACCTCGCTCTCCTGTTCCACGGGGGTCTTCGTATTGTCCACGATGGAACGGAGATACAACGTCGCATCGTAGAAAAGGAGGAAGTGGAATCCCACTACCACTGCTATGACGAACCAGATGATTCTTGTGGATTGCTTTCTCATGGGTTATCCTCGTGCGGTTACTCGTTCCCAAATGCTCTCGAGAGTGTCGATCTGCGGCGGGGTTAGGCTCTTCCCTTTGTCCATTTGACTGCTGATGGAAGAGATGAAGCCCTGCTCCCATTCGGACAAGCGGGATTCCCTTTTCTCACAGTCGTCGATCATGCGCTCGTACTCCGATTCCCAAGATTCCATGTTCCCCCCTACGCCGAGTGAATAAGCGGGGACTTCCCCGACCGGGCGGTGTTGACTGCCCAGCCGACTTCCTCCGGAGTCTCCATCACGTTGAAAGTAATCGGGCCGGTTGGGGTGAGGATGGAAGTGAGGATGGTTGTCTCCGTCAGGTTATTCGGTGTCTTATGCACCGCCAGGATAATCCCCGCGTCAAGAAAGAGATCGAGTTTACCCTTCGCGTTGGTGAGTTTGATTAGCATTTAATGTCTCCGGTAGAGTTTAACTTCGTTGAATTGAACAAAATCCTGCCATGCGGGGCAGGTGGTTACGTCTTCACTCCCTTCCACTACATTACAATATCCTCCCTGGTTTTCCACACACCCGCTACAATGAGAGTGGGATTCCCAAGCCCTGGCGACGATCCAATACCCTCGGCATCTCCCCCCGCCGAATCGATGAGGGAAGGAGTAAGAAGAACACCCACACAGGGTTTCCCCCTTACGCTTCTTTCTTCCTTCTCTTAATTTCACGTTTCAGCTTTTCCAAACATCTTGCTTGATTCGTACACTTCATATCCCCATTGCTGAAGTCAATCCGTTTATTATGCACAGTAGTTTCAGCCATCCCCAGCCTCGCTGCAATCAGCCCGGTGCGGACATGCTTGTGGGCTTTGAAGAACGCCCATTCACAGCAATAGCCCAATCCCTTACAGATAAGTTCCTTAGCCGTTACCATTCTTCGCCCTCAAGAATTGGACATTTCCTTTCTGGATAACCTCGATGTGGTTTGAGCGGACGGCGCCGTTGAGGATGTCTTCGAAATTGTGGAGACCAGGGAAATAACTGTAGACGAATCGGTAAGCTTCGTCGTAAGGTATCTCCCCGGATTTCTTAATAAAGTTGATAAATCGTTCCGCCTGGGCACTATCCTCCGACCGGCCGATTCGAGAGAACACCTTCGTCATGTCCGATTCCAGGTCCGTCACCATTTGATTCGCCATAGCGAGGTCGTCTTGGGTGATGAAGAGTTCATCCCGGAGGGATGCCGCTATGACCATGGAGAGTTTATGTATGTGCGTTTGTTTCCTGGCGATGTATCCGCCGAACCTATCATCGTCTAGGTGCGCCGGGCGATTCTTGTAATGGTGTTCGTACCAAGAGATTCCCCACTCAACCGCATCTGGGGTGAGTTTGTATTCCCCTATAAGGTTAATCGCGATATGCTCGAGATCTTGGATGAGTTTTGCTTCCGTTTGTTTTAGATTCTTCGGCACGACCATGCCGGGGTAAGCGACGTATTTACCCTTATCCTCGGCGTAGATGAATAGGCATCGAGAAGTAAATCCTCCCCCGATGATGTACTCAGGGAAATTACCCGCAATCCAGGAAGGCGTTGTGCAGGCGATGAGGTTGATCCAGGGATTCTCGATCGTATCATCCCCCGCCATCTTGGTGAGTTTCTTAAACGCACCTTGCTTGCTGTCCCACAAGGTAACAAGCAGGTCCACCATGTCCCGGTCGGCTGGGTTGAGGAGGTTGCCGAACTCACTCGACTCGATCGTGAGTGAGGACATCGTATAGTATGTCCCGTCGGGAAGCATGAAGCTCTCCGAACTCGCGGCGAACGCCGTGACGAGGGCTTGCCAAGTAACCACATCCGGGCCGAAGTTGACTCCTGGGACGCGGCGGAGAAGGTTCATCGCGATCCCGGCGGTTGTGGACTTGGAGACGATTCCAGGGGGAGCGACTAAAAGTATATAAAAATTAGGATACCATTTAAAGTATGCCATGTCAATCCAAACACGTCTTCGTAAGGCCCCAGCTATTGCACTGACCCCACACCAGAATATCATTTGCCGTGGGGCTTCGGAGAATCCCGCATACTCGCAGTATGCTGACAGCCAATTAGGGAAGTTTCTCATACCCTATTCCTATTTGTTATTACAATTATCTCTGTGAGAAGTCCATCGGCAGTTTCCTGGTTCATAGTTGCCCCTATTATTTATCCTGTCAATTTCAAAACCTTTTGGGCATTTCCCCATGTCAATTAAAAAATTAGCAAAGGATTTCCAGGCAGCACATACTTGTATACCTTTAGCCCCATACCACTTATAATTGCTTCTTTGTGGGTTAGTACATCTACTCCACATTCCTCTCCAAATTCTATATTCCTTCGACCGTTTATAATCTTTGCAAGCTCCATGTACTATATTAGCCTTGCTTGTATTTTCTGCCCGAAGACATCCGCATGATTTTGTATATCCAGCAAGTACATTTCCTCTTCGGACTTCTATTCTATTTCCGCAGTCGCATAAACAATTAACATGCTTTCCAATTTCCTTTTCGATAGTAAGTCTTCCATATTTGTTCCCGGTCATAAGTATTCTTTTCATCAGTGGCAATCTCCCCAAGAGGAGGTACTAGTCTTTATTCCGACAGGAATTATTAAAGGGTCGCTATATGGGACAACAATTCTTGCCTCCTCCCTCATCCTCTTTAACGCCCAATCGTGCAAATGAAGGGGGATTTGTCCCGCGAGCGAATCGTGAACTTGGAGGAGGACTTGGACTTCCTGGAGGTTGTTGTGAATGTTCATCCACGCTCGGTTGATGACGCAAGCAACGGTTGATTGCGGAATCCACGCGAGTGCCTCGGGGAGAATCCCCTCCGGCCGGTCGAAGTAGAACCGGCGGTAGCCAAACTTGTTAGTGACGAACCGGCGGAGGTTGATTTCTGTTTGAATACGCTCGTGCCATTTCTTGATGCCGGGGTAACGAGAGAAATAGATCTTCTGGAATTTGTCTGCTTGGTGGACGGTGACGCCAGCTGCTTTGGACATGGTGTTCGGCTTCCCGCCGTAGTTGGTCCCGTGGATGAATGACTTGGCGAGTTGGCGTTCTTTCTTGTAGGGGATTCGCCAGTCGGGATATTTCGGATGACCCTCGACGAGTTCTTCCAGGGGAGGGAGATTCCTCTCGGCGAGTGTGTATGCGTTGAGCAAGTGCATGTCGACCCCGAGGCGGAGGGCAGCTTTGAGTTCCTCCTCATCCGACTCCCACACGACGACTTGCAGGTCCGCCCGGTCGAGGTCCATGTCGAAGAATTCGTAACCTGGATCGGGGATATACATTAAGCGGATGTTGGGGAGTTCGAGATCCTCCGGTTCCTTTGCCTCGACTCCCTTGGGGATGTTCTGCAAGTTCGCCCCCGAGCCGAAGGCGTTCTCGCTTGACGAGAGGCGATACGTTTCCGCGCCGCATAGGTTGTAGCTGCATCTCATCCTCCCATCCTCGTCGAGGGGCGCCCTGACGAAGGTGGAGAGGAATACACTGAGAGATCGATATTCCGCGATGGCTTTGAGCAGCGGGCGGATGATGGGCTCCTTCGCGGAGAGTTTGGTTAGCGCATCATCATCAAGGGTAGGCCGCCCGGTCCCCCGTTTAATCTGAACAGGCAGGCCGAGGTCATCGTAGAATAGCTTCAACATCTGTGGGTTTGATCGAGGGTTTAGCTCGTGCCCCAAGATGTCTCGGAAGTAGGATTCCCGCTTGGACATTTCCTCTTGCAGCTCGACGGCGAATCCCCCGCGGACCTTTGTGTCTACCCTCACCCCACGAAGCATGGCTTGGAGGACAGGATAGAACATATCTTGCTGGAATTGGTTGACCGCGTCGAGACCGAGCTGGTGGATTATCTTATCCGTTGCCTCGCCGATTTCGATTGTTCGAACGCAGTCCTCCGCGTTGTAGACCCAGCGGTCTTCCTCAGTTTCGTGTTTAATCGGCATGGGTTATCCTCCGGCCTTCCAGGCTGCCTTGTCGGGTTTCCATTGCACGTAACTTCTGCAATATATCGACGCCTGGAAGTCGAGAGATTTCTTCAACCCGGCGAAAGCGACGTGATGGGAAATCATAGTATCCTGCTTGACACGGGGAATGAAGTGCCAATGGCGATAGGTATATTGCGCGTCGTAGAGGAGGTTCTGTCCCCTGACCTTCACGTTGGAGTGGGTGAGGAGTTGATAGAGAAGGTGAACGAGAGTAGCTTCCTCGACGGGATTCCAATAACCCTCCGGGTTGGTCTTACTCATGAAGGGGATGCAAAGGGCTTCCAACCTCGACCAAGCAATCCCGGCGCAATCGATATGGCTGTTCTTGGTCTCGAGGTCGAATGTAATCCAGAGACCTCCCTCGTCGAGCTTGCGGATGAGGTCGCAGAGGATCGCCGCGGCGGTGGAATAGCTTGGGCGGATGTGGAAGGTCCATTTGGGAGCTTGGTCATACTCGCGGTTTGCTTTCTCCCCGGCGGCTCGCCGGAGGTCCTGGATGACGATGTAGCGCCAAGACCATTCCCGCAGGACAGCCGCCGGGTGGATCGTGGGGATTATTTTAGGTCCATCCGGCTGCCCCCCAACCCGGAGCATTGAGCCACGCCACTTCGTCACTCCCCAATGGCCGGTGAGAGCCCAGAGGGCGAGGTTGCCAAACGCGATAATGATGTTGGGCTTGACGAGGTCGATCTCTTTGTAGAGAAGATCATAGCCTTCCTTCACAATGGGGAGGACATGCTTGTCTCGAAGGGGGACGTGTTGCGGGGTGATCTCTTTCTTCTTCATCGCGATGAAAGCTTCGATCTTGTTACCCGGCGGGCGAGCCCGGCAGACGTTCGTCACGAAGCACTCGGAGCGGGATATCCCCGCCTCGTGGAGCATCCGGTCGAGTTCTTGCCCCGAGGCGCCGACGAAGGGAACGCCGACTCGTTCCTCATTCTCCCCTGGTGCCTCTCCAACTATCATGATCCGGGCAGGAACGGGGCCATCGGGTCTTACCAGTATTGTCATAATGCAGCCCCCTTAATCAATAGGCAAGCAAGTCTTTCCATCGAGTGTGCAAACCTCCATAGTTGTTTCCTCTCCTGTGTATTCCTTACATTTCCCCATCTGATCGCAGATGTAGACGTGGCCGGGAGGGGGGAGGTCGTCGGATGGACGAAAGAGAAGGAGTGTGAAGAAAATGAATAACAGCACACCGAGAAGGAGTGTGAAGAAGAGGGATGTAGCTTCCTTCATTTCTTCAACCCCTCAATCCGCTTGATCGCCAACCCATAGCTTGCTTGATCCTTCTCAACTCCCGTTGCGATGCATTGAAGTTTATTCGCTGCGGGGAATATCGGCCCACTCCCGCAGAAGGCATCAAGAACGGTGTCTCCTGGACGGGCGGATCGGCCGAGAAGATCGGCGTAGAGGTCCACCGGTTTCTGCGCTGCATGGCCGATGTTCTCATCGGAGGGATAGATAAGCACGTCGGAGGCAAGGCGGAGGGTGTTCCGTCCTCCCTTAATCGCGTAGAGGATGGTCTCGTATTTCCTCTGCGGCCCGTTGTCCGGCCAGGGTGCTCGCATGCCATTTGGTTTGTACCAGATGAAAGGGGTGCGGAAGACGGTCCACCCGGCGTCTTGGAACATGGACTTCAACCGACCAAAGTTCTCCAAGTCACAGAATATGTAAGCATGCGCTTGGGGCTTGGCAACCCGGAAGGATTCGGCGGAGAACATCAGCATGAGAAGTTTCCATGAATCAAACCCATCATCATACTTATGCCCTCCCGGCGTCATTCCCCCGCTGTCTCCGAATTCGTGCGCTCCCATTCCGTAGGGTGGGTCTGTGAGGATAACGTCGAAGGAATTGTCTGGGCATTTTGCTAGCCAATTAATGCAATCATCGTGGACGAGGTGATGCATTTCCGCCGAGAAAGTCTTCCCGACGTGCTCAGCCAGGCGCTGGTTGACTCGAGTTTCCTCTTGGAATTTGAGGATTTTGTAAGCCTCCTTCGCCGTCTTCGCCTTCGCAATCTCGGGATTGTCGAGGTGATCCGCGAGGATGATTTCCTTACTCGTGGCGGAGAGGTTACTCCCCAACGCCGATCCGCGGACTTCGAGGGAGATAGCCGACATGGTGGGAGGAGGAAGGCCCGCCGCCTCGGCTTGGGCGGTGCGGAGCTTCGCCAGCCGGGCGTTCGCCGCGGCGCGTTCCTGCCAAGTGAGGTCCGCCCGGCGGATGTTTTCCTCCAGCTCGGCTTCCTCTGCCTCAAGGGGAGAGAGGTTGGTGAGGGAGACGAAGGGGAGATGGCCCTCGGGAACGGGTTGTCCATTGAAGGAGAATGATCCGCCGATCTCCCAAAGGTCTCGGATCGCCCGCATCCTTCGCTCCCCGGCTACAAGGAGAGCAATGGGGTCGGGCTCATCCGTCTGGACGAACCGGAGGACGATCGGGTGGAAGAGACCTTTAGACTGGATCGAATCCATCAGCTCGGCGAGGGATTCCGGATCGAACTCTTGCCGCTGCCGATTTGGGGGGATCTGGATAGCGTTGATTGCGATAAAGTTCATATCTGGACAAGGTCTCTCTTGACGGCGAACTTGATGAACCGCTTGGTTGCCCCGTCCAGCAGGGCAGAATATTCGATCGGCGGTTGGCCCTTGGTGAGGGGAAGGAACTTGGGAGAATAGCCCCAATAGGTTGTCTTCGCGTGGTCGCCATAGTGGACGCGCCTGTCCACGCAAACAAGATCGAGGGCCTTGTTTACCTCCTTAACATACCGATCTACCATTTCATCCTCGATCGAGAAGAACCCATAACGGTTCTCCTTTTTGGCTCTCTTACATTCCAGATCACTTAGCGGCATGGCAGGGACTCCTTAGATAACGATGATTGAATCGACTGCTCGGGTGACGGCGGTGTAAAGCCACCGGGTTCGGTTGGTCCGGTCCCAAGAGAGAAACTTATCATCCACCAAGACGACCTTGTCGAATTGGGAACCTTGGGATTTGTGGACGGTGATGCAGTAGCCGTAGTCAAATTGCTGGAGTTCCCGGAGGCGATGGTAAGGAATGTCAAATTTGTGTAGATCTTCGAAGGTGGCTGAAAGAACTTGGAGCTTGGTGAGGTCACTTTCCAACTCAGTCCGCACGTCCAGCTCGACAGCGTAATTAACCGGCTCGGAAGAATGAACCCCCGTCACCTCCGCGAACATCCCGTT